CAACAATAGGGGAGAAAGAGTTAAGAACAGATTGGCCTAATGATGAAGGTTTAACTGCAAGGACACAGAAACAGACAGGGAGAGAGATGAACCTTCTACCACAGGGCTTAAACGGCATTAAAACACTAGTTCTAAAGAGAGATAAGGAGTTATTATAATGGCTAGACCTCCTAGTGCTAAGAGTATTATTAATAATGCTAGGCAAGTAGAAAGTAAGATGCCTATAGCACCAGAGATGTTCATACCTAATCACTCTGGTATTGCTAGTCATCCAGAATTTAAGAGTTCTTTAGCAAGTAATTATCTTAAGCTTGATGGTTCGAATGTTCCAACTGTAAATTATTCATGGACTACAGATTTAACAACTTCTGGAGTCGTAAAAGTTGGAGACAATTATATAAATTCTGGAACTTTCAAAGCATTATATCACATCTCTTCAAAAGATGGACTTATTCAAGCTATGAGGTTAAAAAATACTAGTTTAGGAACAGCTGCTAGAATAGATATGGAATTATTTGCTAATTCAGCAGGTTTCCAACTGTTTGCTTATGGTTCTAATCATTCAACAGACCCCAATTTAATAATGATTTATGGCTCTGGGACTAATAGCGAGTTTAGATTTAGAAACGCTAGTATTACTTCATCTATGACATTTGTAATGGGAACTACAACAGCTCTAGAAATAGGTAATGATAATAACTTTGATTTTAAAGCAGGAGATATAACAACAACAGGAGATATTATTGCAAATAAAATAAAGGATAGTAATGATATTAAGTTTGAGGCTCGTGGAGTAATATTATCCCTTGTAGATGATGGGGTAAGTGTCCCTTATTTAGGTGGAGGTATTGGAGATACAATTGATTTAGGTAGAGGAGCAGTTGGATTCCATGATTTATATTTGGATGGTGATGCATATGTTAAGGGGAGCATATCAAGTGGAACAGCGACAATGACATCAAGCAGTGATGATTATGATGTTGATGGCGTTAATATATTATTTGTTACAACAGCAGGAGGGGCTGTAGTTTTAGGAGGATTAAAGAATGGAGTTGCAGGACAGTATTTACATATTGTTAGAAAAGATGCAACTAATGATTTAACTTTAGAACATTTAGAAGGTGCAGGAACTCAAGATATTTATATGCATGAAGCATTAGATGAAACAATAGATAGTTATGGTGGGTTTACATTAGTTTGTGATGGGAGTGATTGGTATGATGTTAGTCATGCTAAACATGTATAAGGGGGTAATCAAATGACAACAAAATATACTTTAAAGGAGATAAATAATAAGGAATATATTACTGAAACTAAGACAGTAGAACAAACCAGAGACTTTGAGAAACAAGAGTTAATAAATAAAATAGCAGAACTACAAGCTATTTTAGACGAGTTCAAATAATATAATAATATTTATATACTATTTAATACTCCTTAATATTACAAGGGGGGTTAAAATAATATGCAAGCAAACCAAACTAAAATTATATGGGCTATAATTCTTAGCGTAGTGGTTCTATTATTTGCAGGATATTTCGCTGTTAATTATACAGTTAATCAAATACCAGAATCTCCTGTCATTCCAGAAATAACTATTCCTACTGCTGCTGAAGTTGCAGCCGAAGTTAATGCTTTAATAGTTGTTCAAGATATCCCTGACACATGGCTATCATTAAGACAAACTCTAAAGGCTGATGCTATCGATGTATGTGATGAGGAATTCGACTTTGATGAGATTGAAGACAGCTACGGAGATGATGATGTAGAGTTCACTAAAGAGTATGTGGATAAAAGAGTTTATTCAAATATTCATCTAGGATTAGATAACACTGACGACACTACTATCAATGTTCAAAGGACTTACAAAGTTAGAGTTGAAGATGACTTCAATGAGAAAGTAGAAGTAACATGTCATGTAACATCTGATGATGGAGAACTAGAAGCTGATATAGATTATAATTTATAGATATTAATTTATAGATTTATTTATATAATAGATTATTATTATTATTATTGTAAGAGTATTTAACCTCTTTTTCATTTCGCCTTGAGGGTTTTTAACCGACACCCTCAAGGTATATATTTCTAATAGAAACATTTATAAAGGCGTGGGCGTTGTTATTATTAAGATGAAAACAAATATTAAATGTCCACGATGTAAGCACAAATGGGTAACCAAGTCTAAACTACAAATTGTAGTATGTGCAGGATGTCATAAGAAGATTAGGAGATTAAAATGATAATTGAAATGCATTGGTTCTGGTGGTTATGTTTATTTTGTTCAAGTCCTCTATTATGGTTAATATTAGCATGGAGTAATAAGAATGACTAATTTAACAGAAGAACTTATAGAGAAAGCTAAGATATTAGGAAGATTAGAGGCTCAAGGAGCTTACAAAGAAGAACTAAGACAGATATGGAGTGAGCTATCTAACATAGGTGGACAAGTAACCTTCTTAGTTAATCAAATTCAAATTATTAGAAAGGAGGACAAAGAATAATGGCAACAGACAAACAAATAAAATTCGCTAAGACTCTAGGTATAGAGAACCCTGAAGACTTTGAAGTTAAGGCATTGAGTAAGATGATAGATGAAAAGATGGGTGGTAAGCCTAAGATGGCTTCTACACCTACAGCTCAAGCAACTCTACCAACTGAAACTACTGTGATTAATAAAACAGACAAACCAAATAGTTATGAGATAGGTAGAGCAGGTAAAAGATGTAAGATTTACTACAATGATACAACTGAGCTTGCAGAACACATAGAGAGATTGAAGACTATGGGATTACTAGATGTTGAGGACTTAGTTGAGACACAGAAGATTTAAATTTATTATTAAGGACTGCTAGGAAAGACTAGCAATTATATTCAAGATGAAAACAATTAAAGAATTAGAAAAAGCAAGAACAAGGAACTTATATTGGTTAGCACTACAAGATGTTATTAAACTAATTGATGAAAGATTAAATCATATGATAGCTTCAAATATAATTGAAGATGAATTGTTATATTTAAAAGCAAGGATTGAAGGTTAATCACTCAACATCAAACTCAACATTAAACTCTCCATCTAATCCCTCATTCTCATCCAATATCTTATTAATCTGAGTTGTAGGCATTGTATCTGGCTTACATTGAATTAGTTTAATTATTCTATCATCAATGTTAATTGCAATAACATCAAAGGGACTATGACTCCCAGCAGTACGCTGAACAATGTCATAACCTAAGTCTTTATACTCATGAACTACTTTATACTCTTTTCTTCTTCCCTTTAAGTATTCTTTTTTTCCTGACATCATAAATAGAACACATATCACACCTTCTCTCACCTCTATACTCTACACCTACACCCTTATATGTACAACCACACATGCAACAAGTAAACTCTCTTTGTGGATTATCCTTCATCATAACAACTCAAACTGTTGAGTCCCCACATCTTTAATTAAATTAGTGTCAAGCATAAGCCTTAAGTATAGTTCTATAGTCTTGGGGTTACTAGAGCCTAGCTTAATGATTGTGTCTCTTAACATACTGTAAGTAACAACCTCATAGTTCTCTTTAAGTTCTTTTATAGCCCTTGAAGCTATTTGATATCTATTAGTTCCTACCATATTCAAATATGTATATATATCTATATATATATATATACACTCAGAAACCCTCTCTCCCACTGCCCTCTTTATATTGTATATATTTAATCATATGTGACGCATTTATATCTAAGAAATCAACATATTCACTAACATCAATACATCAGCGCTATTAAAGCTAGATAAACAAGTAATGTATTCTGTGTTTTAAGAGGTCTTAATAAGACTAAATCTATAGATTTATTTAAGGATATGTTTCGTTGAACAGATGGTATTACACCACTTTAATAATAACACGCCCCCACTGCGATAGGTTTAAGTATTTATCTTACGTGGGGTTCTCATACTTCTAACCCCACGTTAACTTCTATTCCTATCTCCGTTCCAGTGTATTATTAAAGCGTCTTAGAGAGGCTGTATGGACGTTAGGTGGGGGTACTATTAACTCATTTATACGTCTACATTAAAGAGTTATTCGGTATAACGAATAACTCTACACTTACTATCTCCCCTAGTGTGTGTTTAACGCATTCTAAGCCATTCTAAGAGCATTCGACGTTCAAGTGCTCCCCTAGGGCTTCGGTGGGGTGGGGTGCAACGAGAATTATAGAATATATATATTATTTTTTATAATAATTTATAAATACTAACCACTATTGGTTATGTTATGGGTAAGCGTAACCAACATACATTTAAGAAAGGGCATAAGGTGAGTGAGGAAGTAAGAAAGAAGTTAAGCAAAGCACATAAAGGTAGGAAGTTAAAAGAACAGATATGTATTCATCATATTAATGGAGACCATGAAGATAACAGACCAGAGAATAGGATAGTAGTTACAAGAAGCGAACACGCTTTAATACATATCCTTCAGGGAGATAGTGGACCTAAGAACTCTTGGAGGCGAAAGAAATGAAGTTGGATTTGTGGCAAGAAGAAGTATTAGCATATGAAGGTAATCTCTTACTATGTACAGGTAGACAAGTTGGTAAAACTACTATATTCGCTTTAAAGTGTGCTAAGTATATGTTAGAACATAGAGGATGTAGAATAATAATAGTCTCACTAACAGAAGACCAAGCTAAACTAATCATTATGAAGATATTACACCATTTAGAGAAGGAACATAGAAGGGAAATAGGAATGGGTAAGGATAAACCAACTATGAACAGAATAAGGTTAAAGAATGGTAGTGAAGCATTAGCTAGACCTGTAGGCAATACAGGAGATGCTGTTAGAGGCTTCACAGGTGATGTTTTAGTGATAGATGAAGCCTCACGTATGCCTGAGTTAGCATTTGAAGCTGCTAAGCCTACCTTATTAACAACTGCAGGGCAGATATGGATGTGTTCTACTCCATTTGGTAAACAGGGCTATTTCTGGGATAGTTATCAGAATAAGAGTAATAGGTTTAAAGTCTGGCATATGAGTTCAGAACAAGTCATTAATGAAAGAACTATTAGTCACGATTGGAGTAAGAAGGTTAGAGAGGCAAGTATAGAGTTTTTAGAGAGTGAGAGAAAGGATTGTACTGAATTACAATATGGGCAAGAGTATTTAGGGCTATTCTTAGATGACTTAAGACGTTTCTTTGATGATGAGCTAATTAACAAGATATGTGTGCTTAAGAGACAAGTTCCATATCCTAAAGAAGATAATTACATGGGTGTAGATATTGCAAGAATGGGTAATGATGAGAGTTCCTTTGAGGTGTTGAATGCTCCACATGAACAGAAGATAAAACAAATAGAGAATATCACAACAAGAAAGCAATTAACAACACAGACAGAAGCTAAGATTGTAGATTTGAGTAATCAACTTTCCTTATTAAAAATAGGAATAGACGCAGGTTCAGGTAGTTTGGGCGTTGGAGTCTTAGACCATTTATTAGAATTACCAGATACTAAAAAGAAGGTTATAGCTATGAATAATAGAACCATAGCACTAGATAGGTCAGGAGAGAATAGACAAAGAATATTCAAAGAGGACTTATATGATAATCTTAAATCTATGATGGAACATGGAGAAATCCTATTATTAGATGATGATAATCTAAAGGCATCGTTTGCTTCTATTCAGTTTGAGTTTACAAAAGATGAAGGACAGAAGATTACTAGAGTTAAGATATTTGGCTCTTACTCTCATATAGTAGAGGGATTGATTAGAGCTGCTTGGCTAGCTAAAAAGGAAAAGTATAAGAAGTTCTTTATCAAGTATATATAATGGCTAGTATATTCGCAACAACAGCAGAAGTTCAAAGAAAGGTAGGAGCTAATGCTTCTGTAACTTCTAACGTCGCAGCATTCATAGATGACTTTATGACTCAAGCTGAAAGTTACATTAATACTGAATGCAGATATAATTATTCAGACACTTATGCAACTCTTAACGTAGATGTTCAAGGTATTCTTAAAATGACAGCAAGTGCTAAAGCTGCTATGCTAGTAATAATGTATGATATGAGTGGTTTCACAAGTAGAGCAGAAGCACAAACAATGTTAGATGTATTAAATAATGAGGTTGAAATGGGTATCAAGATATTGAAAGAGAAACAATATCAGACATTCATAAATAATGAATAATGGGAGTCCCAATAGTTTATAGAAAGGATAGTGAAACTGCAATAGCAACTTATAATTGGGTAGACTTAGCAGAGGGAACAGGCTCAGTTCAATACTTCTTATTTCAAACTCAAGAGACAACTAACATAGAATATTCTTTAACTTCTAATAATACTTTATTTAGTTATAATTATGTTACAGGTTTAACAGGGTTAGCAGGTGGAGCATTTGCAAAAGGTATTGATGTAGACTTTGATGTAGAGTTTAATACTCCTAGAATAATAACAGGAACAGCCTTAATCAACTTCTTTACAACTTTCAATACAACAGGTTCTAATTTAGAATGGTATTGGGTTGTTAAAGTCATCCATTATGATGGAGCTACAGAGACAACACTAGGAACTGTAACATCTCCAACACGACTTAATTCAGGTGGAACTACTGCTAATGGAAGACGTGCAACCTCCTTAAAAGCAGATTTAACAAGAAAGCATTTTAAGAAAGGAGAGATATTAAGAGTTACTGTGGAGATGTGGCATAAAAATGGAGGAGCAGGAGAAACTATGTATCTTAACCATGACCCTGCTAATAGAACTATAGCAGCCTTTACTGCTAATGCTAGAGGACTACCACAAAGTTCAAATATTATAATACCTTTTGATATAGATAGATAAAATGGCAGACTACGATATAGGAAACACAACTACAACCGATATGACTAACGAGATAGATAACTTTGAAGTCTCTTCACAAACACTAGATGAAGAAAGTTCAGAAGATAGTTATCATGATAGTCCTAACTTTAGTGAAGACTTAGGATACTATAAGACAATTCCAGAACTAAAGAAAGCTATTGATGCTTTAGCTTATTGGGTTGCAGGTAAGGGATATAAGACAGACACTAGAAGTGAAGTAGTTTTAGATAACATTACAGGATGGGGAGAAGATAGCTTTCAAAGTATTATCCAAAATATGATTACTATTAAGAAAGTGAATGGAGACTCTTTTGCGGAGATTATAAGAAATCAAGACTCAGGAACTCTTATCAATATTAAACCTCTTAACCCTTCTAACACCAGGATAGTAGTAAACCCTAAAGGGATAATAATCAGATATGAGGAACTTAATAAGAAAGGCAAGACTATAAGGAAGTTTAAACCTAGTGATATCTTACACTTATCAAACGATAGAATAGCTAATGAGATACATGGAAGTTCAGTAGTAGAAGCGTGTAAATGGGTAATAGATGCTAGAAATGAAGCCATGTCTGATTGGAGAAGAATACTGCATAGGAACTTAGCAGGTTTAAGAATTATAGAAGTTGAAGAAGATAACGCAGACCAACTTAAGATATTAACTACTCAATGGGCTAATGCAATAGATAAAGGAGAAGTTCTTATCTTACCTAAAGGAACTGCTAGTCCTGTTAATCTTAATCCTCCTACTAACCCTGAGAATTGGATTAAATACTTAGAGAACTTCTTTTATCAAGCAGTAGGTATTCCTAAAATCATCTTAGGAGGTAGTCAAGAGTTTACAGAAGCTTCTTCTAAGATAGGTTATTTAACATTTGAACAAGTCTATATGACAGAACAAAGACTATTAGAACAGGACCTATGGAACCAATTAGCAATAAGATTAGAGTTTGAAAGACCTATTAGCCTTAAAGAAGATGTTACAGAAAGCGAAGCTAAGAACACCGGACAAGTAGGCATGCAACCCAATGAGACACAAACAGGAGTTACCAGAACAGAATGATAGATTGTTGGGGAGCTATAGAGAGTATTGGGTTCCCTATATTCGTAGCCATGCTCTTACTATACGACAAGATGAAGACAAACGGGAACTTATTAAAAGTCGTAGAAAACAACAATGCTATTTTAGAGAGAATAGAAAGGAGACTTAGATAATGGTGAGTAAAAAAACAGAAGAAACAAAGAAGAAACTAGAACAAAACGCAGGAATAGCTACACCTCCAGACCCTTTTACAACATCCCAAACTAGTAACCCTTTAGTTGATGAGAAAATTCCTATATCTCAAAAACCTAAATCCATTACTAATGCTCAAGGGCAAGTAACAGGGCAAGAAGTAGGAGGGAATGTATTTTTAACAGGAGTTCAAGAAGGGCGAACAGCTCCTATAAGTCAAGGTGAGGGAGTAGGAACAGCAGGAGAGGCTCAACTATCTCCTCAAGAAAAACAGATTTCTCAACAAGCACTA